AAACTTGTAAATTCTTAATAGGAGAATAAATTATGTCTAATGACGAAATTAAAAATGATTTAGTCGAAGACGTATCAGAAACTGAAGAGCTTGATAACGAGGAGCTCGTTGAAGACGAACAAGTTCAAGACGAAGAAATCGTAGAAGCTAAAGTCAAGAAAGAAGCTGACGAAGAAGGCGATGATGATGACGAGGAAGAAGTTAAGGAAGATTCCGATGAGGAAGATGACGAAGACGAAGAGCCTGTTGTTGAAATGCCTAAAACTAAAGCTGCAATCATGGCATCAGTAAATGATATGTTGAAGAAATCAAAAAAACTAGACGCACAAAAGATTTACGCTAGCGTTGTGAAAACAATGGAAAGTGATCATGGTGATGACGAAGAAGAAGAGAAGCCAGTTAAGGAAGACGTTAACGTTGACCACATTGACTACTCTGAAGATTTAGAAAACCTAGTCGCTGAAGAAGCTACGTTGTCTGACGGTTTCCAAGCGAAAGCTGGAATTATCTTTGAAGCTGCTTTAAAATCTAAAGTAGGTGCAGAGATCGAAAGACTAGAATCCGAGTACGTTTCAAACCTTGAAGAAGAGGTAACTGAAATCAAGACTGAGCTCGTAGAAAAGGTAGATTCTTACCTTAACTATGTTGTTTCAAACTGGATGACAGAGAATGAAGTTGCGGTAACTACAGGACTTAGAACTGAAATTGCTGAAGACTTTATGACTTCTTTACAGTCAGTGTTCAAAGAACACTATATCGAGGTTCCAGAAGGTAAGGTTGACCTAATTGACGAATTGTCAGATCAGGTTGCTGAGCTTGAGGAATCATTAAATAAATCAACAGAAGAGAATATCGCACTAACTGAGTCTGTTTCCAATTTGGAAAGAGCTGAGATTGTGAGAAACGCTTCTTCTGGGCTAGCATTGACTGAAGCTGAAAAGCTTGCATCTTTGGTAGAAGATATTGATTTTGATTCAGCAGAATCTTTCGAAATGAAAGTGAATGTTGTTAAAGAGTCATACTTCAAATCTGAAGCTCAAGAATCAGTAGATGAAGCTCAAACCTTAGTTGGTACTGACGAAGCTCCGGCTGACCTCAGTGATGTAATGGCTAGATACACTTCAGCTATTTCAAAATTTAACAAATAGTCTAATAGGGGAAAACAAAAAATGTTTAACGCAGACAAAAACTTAATGGAAAAGTGGGCTCCGGTTCTCGAGCATGCTGATGTTCCATCAATTCAAGACGGCCATAAGGCAGCTGTTACAGCACGTCTTTTAGAGAACCAAGAAATCTCAGCAAGAGAAGAAGAAATTGCTAAGCAAGGTAACTTCCTTGGTGAAGCGGCTGCAGCTAACCACATTGGTGCTGGTAACGCTGATGCAATCAAAGGCTTTGATCCTGTATTGATCTCTCTCGTAAGAAGAGCAATGCCGAATCTTATTGCTTATGATATTGCTGGTGTTCAGCCTATGTCAGGTCCTACTGGACTTATCTTCGCAATGAAGTCAAGATACTCAACACAAGCTGGTACTGAAGCACTATTTGACGAAGCTAATGCTTCATTCTCAGGTGACGCTTCTGTTACTCAAGAAGCTGGTCCTTCAGGTCTTGAAGCTGCTGTTGATAACGGCGACAAAGACTTAAGCACTAACGAAACAGCTGGCGAAATCGTTTCTGACGTTGCTGGTGGTCTTTCTACTAGTGCGGCTGAGAGATTAGGCGTTGGCGAATCAGGCGACGGTGCTTTCGGTGAGATGGCTTTCTCAATCGATAAGGCTACTGTAACTGCTAAGTCAAGAGCTCTTAAAGCTGAATACACAATGGAGCTTGCTCAGGATCTTAAGGCTGTTCACGGTCTAGATGCTGAAGGTGAGCTTGCTAACATCCTTTCTTCTGAAATCCTTGCGGAAATCAACAGAGAAGTTGTTAGAACTGTAAACAGAAAAGCTACTTTGGGTGCTGGTACATCTAACGTTGCTATCAAAGGTATCTTTAATGTAGATACTGATAGTGATGGCAGATGGTTGGCTGAAAAAGCTAAAGGTCTTATCATGCAAATCGAAAGAGAAGCAAATGCGATCGCTAAAGCAACAAGAAGAGGAAAAGGTAACTACATTATCTGTTCTTCTGACGTAGCTTCAGTACTTGCTGCTTCTGGCATGCTTGACTATAGCCCTGCTCTTAACACTAACTTGAACGTTGATGATACTGGTAATACTTTTGCTGGTGTTCTTAACGGTAAGTTTAAAGTGTATGTTGATCCATATTCAGCAGGTGCTAACCCTGACTACGTAACAGTAGGTTATAGAGGTGCAAACCCTTATGACGCAGGTCTTTTCTACTGCCCATACGTACCATTAACAATGGTTAAAGCTCTTGGTGAGAATGATTTCCAACCAAGAATCGGCTTCAAAACTAGATACGGAATGATTGCTAACCCATTCGTTGCTGTTGACGGTACTACTGGTGCTGATAGAGCTAACCCATACTTTAGAATCTTTAGAGTAGACGGTATTATGGCTAGTGCTTAATCTTTAATTAGATTAAACTTAAGGGGACTCTTCGGAGTCCCTTTTTTTATTTGACTTTTAAACTTGTATAAATAAGTGTATGACTACTGCAAATAAAAACTTTTTAAGTCCCACTGGGTTTCAATTTAAAATCGATTCTACTCAATATGCAAACATTGAGTATTTTTGTACATCCGTAACTCTTCCTGATTTGTCGTTAGGTGAATCAGCAGCTCCATATAAAGGAACTAATTTATCTTTTACTGGGGATAGAATGACTTTTGGTGATTTAACCCTTAGGTTTAATGTAACTGAAGACATGGAGAATTATGTTGAAATGTTTAACTGGATGCATAACATTATTGAAAAGGGAGATTCCTTTAAATCAGATGCAACGTTATCAATTCTAAGTAGTCACAATAACGTAACGAAAGAAATTACATTTAGGGATTGTTTCCCTACAAATTTATCAGCAGTAGAGTTCTCTACACAGCAAACCGATATAGAATACTTACAAGCTGATGTTACATTGAAATACACTTACTTCGATATAAAGTAGCATATATAAATATATATTGTAATGCATATTGTAATGCATATTGTAATGCATATTACAATGTATAAAATGGAAATATTATGAATAATTTAGAACAAATACTTGAGATGTGGAAAAAAGATTCCGTCATCGATGAACTTCAATTAGATCAATCAGCACGCGATTCCGCAAAGCTTCATTCGAAGTACCTAGAACTATACTCTGTAAACAAGCTTAGATATAAAAAGCTTGACCTGGAATTTAAAGTTTTACTTAAAGACAAGTTTATGCATTATAACGGCAAACTGAGTCAAGAAGAAATGGACTCTAAGGGTTGGGACTATGATCCATTAAATGGCCTCACTGTGTTAAAAGGTGATATGGATAAATGGTATGATGCTGATCCAGTCATTCAGGCACATCAAGCTAAGATGCATTACACTCAAGAGCTTATAGATACATTGAAAGAAATATTAGATAATATTAAATGGCGACATCAAAACATAAAAAATATTATTGAGTGGAATAAATTTACTAGTGGAATGTAATGGATCAGATAGTAGTTAAAAAGAAAAATGAAGTCTTTTTAAGTATAGACACAGAGCCGAGCATAGAAATGGAACTATCCGAGCATTTTTGCTTTTATGTTCCTGGATATAAGTTCATGCCGGCATATCGCAATCGTATGTGGGATGGTAAGATACGGCTATATGATTTGCGTAAACAACAGCTGTATAGTGGATTGTTTAAATATTTGTCTGAATTTGCAGACGCGCGAAATTATGAGATTGTGGTAGAAGATAATTCTGCTTTTGGTAGGCCTGATAGTACTGAGCTTCACGACATTCCCAGCTTCTTAAAATATGTAACGCTTACGGCTAACGGAGATAGTATTACACCTAGGGATTATCAATTAGATGCGCTCTCGCACGCGCTTCATAGAAAGAGTTCTTTGTTGTTAAGTCCAACTGCATCTGGAAAAAGCTTAATAATATATTTGGCCATTAGGTATTATCTTGAAATGTATGATAAGAATGTACTAATAATCGTTCCTACTACGTCACTAGTTGAACAGATGTATTCTGATTTCGGTGATTATTCAGCAAAGGATGAATGGTCGGTTGAGGATAATTGCCATAGAATATATTCTGGTAAAGAAAGATATAACCTAAAACATAGAGTGATTATTACTACATGGCAGTCAATTTATAAGATGCAGAGCAATTGGTTTAAGGATTATGGAATGGTTGTTGGTGATGAGGCACACAATTTTAAAGCTAAGTCGCTAACTGCAATATTAGAAAAATGTGTTAACGCACAATTTCGTATGGGTACTACTGGAACATTAGATGGTACACAAACCCATCAGCTAGTATTAGAGGGGTTGTTTGGTCCTGTACATAAGGTCACAACAACTAAAAAGTTAATTGAAGAAAATTCTTTAGCACAATTAGATATCTTCGTGTTATTGTTAAAATACGGAGAAGAGCATCGCAAACTTGTGTCAAAGATGAAATATCAAGATGAGATTGATTTTATAGTAAAGTACGAACCAAGGAATAATTTTATATCCAACCTTGCTATGGATCAGGATGGTAATACACTTATTTTATTTCAATTTGTAGAAAAACACGGTAAGCCACTACATAATATGTTACGCGAGAAGTTTGACGCATTACCACGTAATACTAGGAGATTATTTTATGTATCAGGAGAGACCGACGTGGATACGAGGGAAGAGATACGAGCAATTACAGAGGAGCAGGACAACGCGATTATTGTCGCGAGTATGGGCACTTTTTCTACTGGTATTAATATTAAGCGGCTCCATAACATTGTTTTTGCTTCACCAAGTAAGTCTCAGATTAGGGTTCTTCAAAGTATCGGAAGAGGATTAAGGAAATCTGGGGATGGTATAAATACTAAAGTGTATGATATTGCTGATGATCTTCATTGGAAAAATAAGAAAAATTATACATTAGAGCACGCAGCTGAGAGAATTAAAATATACAGTCGCGAAAAATTTGACTACAAATTACACGATATAAATATATAAATGGAAGCTATAGATATAAGACACTTTAAACTAACGAATGGCGAAGATCTAATTTGCTATGTCCAGTCGACAAATGAGCATGCCTTTATTGTAGAACGGCCTGCGGCCGTACGGGTTTCACCCGCTGGTATATGGACTTTTGCCGATTGGTTTCCATTTTCAGAAAAGAAAGTATTTAAAATAATGAAGCGGTTTGTCATTAATCATACGGAAGTAGTAGACGAAACAAAAGAGTCATATATAAAGTACTCTTGTCAAGATATGATTAAGAAAGTTCGAGAAACAGTAGAATCGTTTGAAGAATATGGTGATGAAATTAATATTGATGAAGCCTTTGAATTTGATGCGGAAGAGAACAAAACAATACATTAGTATACCCCTACCTCACCGGTGGACTCTTATATTATATCACGCTTTTCGTGATTTGTACACCTTTTTATGCAAAAAAACTAAATTAATTTAAATTGAAAAAACTGTTTACTTTTTGAGTAAACTGTGGTATAATATACCATTATAGGAGAATTACATGACTAAAAAAATCAAACCTAAAGATAAACCGCATTATGTGAATAATAGAGATTTTTCACAAGCAGTAATGGATTACGCTGTAAAAGCTAAAGCCGCTAAAGAAGCAGGCGAACGTACTCCTATTGTTACTGATTATATTGCCACATGTTTTATGAAAATTTCAGAAGGCCTGTCTCACAGACCGAACTTCGTTCGGTACACTTATCGTGAAGAGATGGTAATGGATGGAGTAGAAAATTGTTTAAGAGCAATTAATAATTATAAAATTGATACTGCTACAAGAACCGGTAATCCAAACGCTTTTTCTTATTTTACACAAATATGCTACTTTGCTTTTATACGTAGAATAACTAAAGAGAAAAAGCAACAAGATATTAAGTTTAAGTTCATCGAAAAGATGGGAATTGAAGACTTTGCTGCTATGGGTATGGACGATGCAGGTGCTCAACAAACAATGGCCTATGTAGATACGCTAAGAAGCAGAATCGATCAGATTAGAACTAAAGATGCTAAGATTAAAGAGTTCGCAAAGATTGAAAAAGAGAAAGAAAAACTAGAACTCTTTATGGTATAATATATGAAAATAGCAATATTAAATGACACTCATTGTGGTGTAAGAAACTCGTCTGATATTTTTTTAAAGTATCAAGAAAGATTTTATGAGGAAATATTTTTTCCATATTTGAAAGAAAATAATATAACAAACATTCTTCATTTAGGAGATTATTATGAACACAGAAAATTCGTTAACTTTAAAGCACTCAATGCTAATCGTAAGCATTTTCTTGAGCCTATGCGTGATGCCGGTATTACCATGGATATTATTCCCGGAAATCATGATGTCTATTTCAAAAACACTAACGAGTTGTGCAGCCTCAAAGAATTGCTTGGTTATTTTACCAGCAATGTAAATATAATTATGAAACCAACGGTGTTGGACTATGATGGTTTAGGCGTTGCAGTTATCCCGTGGATTAATAATGCTAACTATAAAGAGTATGTCGATTTTGCTTTAAACTGTAAAGCTCCTATTCTCGGCGCGCATTTAGAATTAGCTGGTTTTGAAATGATGGCAGGAGTAACTAATCCTCACGGAATGAATGCAGACATTTTCTCTAGGTTTGAAAAAGTATTGTCCGGACATTTCCACACAAGATCAAGTCAAGGTAATGTTGATTACTTAGGTTCCCAGTTTGAGTTTACATGGGCCGATGTTGATGATCCAAAATATTTTCACGTATTAGATACTGAAACAAGAGAAGTAGAGGCTGTCCGTAATCCTATTACTATGTTTAAAAAGATTATATACGATGATAGTAATACCGATTATACTAATTTTGATTTTACAGATTATGAGCATAAGTTTATTAAGCTTATTGTATTGAACAAAAATGATTTATACATGTTTGATAAATTTGTCGATAAGCTACAAAGCATTGAAACGTATGAACTGAAAATTGCCGAAAGTTTTGAGGAATACTTAGGTGAAAGCGTAGAAGATGAAAAAGTATCTTTAGAGGATACAACTGAATTATTAGATTCTTATGTAGAAGCAGTTGATACTGAACTAGATAAAGATCATTTGAAAATTGAATTGAGAAAGCTTTATACAGAAGCACAAAACTTAGAGGTAGTATGATACATTTTAAAAGTGTAAGTTGGAAGAATTTTCTTTCGACTGGCAATGATACAATTAAAGTCCAATTAGATCGAACACCATCGACACTCATCGTAGGTTCTAACGGTGCAGGTAAGTCAACAATGCTAGATGCTCTGTCATTTGGACTATTTGGAAAGCCACACAGGGACATTAAAAAAGATCAGATGATTAATAGTATCAATAAGAAAGGTACTATTGTTGAAGTAGAGTTTGCTATTGGTAATTCGGATTTTAGAATCTTGAGAGGAATTAAACCTAACAAGTTTGAGATTTGGCAAAACGGAAATATGATTAACCAATCATCAAATGCTAGAGATTATCAAAAGTTCTTAGAACAGAACATACTTAAATTAAACCATAAATCATTTCATCAAGTTGTTGTATTAGGAAGTAGTTCTTTTATACCATTTATGCAACTACCAGCTTGGACACGTAGATCTGTTATCGAGGATTTATTAGATATTAATATTTTCTCAAAGATGAACATGTTACTAAAAGAACGTAACTCTAAGATTAAAGACGAACTTACTGAGATTAATCATTCTTTAGATCTATATAAAGCTAAGATGGATACTCAAAGCAAGTATATTAAGGATCTACAAGCAATTAATAAAGATATGATTGCGTCAAAGCAAGGTTCAGTAGAATCCTATGAAGAAGATGTTAAGACTCTTGTTGGTGAATCTGCTGAACTAGGTAAAAACCTAGATACATTGACAGAGATTGAAAGCGATAGGCATGATGAACTATCTAAGAAAGTTTCTGACATTAAATCTGAGGATAGAGTGTTTAAGTCAAAGATTAAAGATCTTGTAACTGAAGCTAAATTCTTCGAAGACAATCAGCATTGTCCTACGTGTGATCAAGATATAGATGTGTCTATTAAAGAGTCTAAATTAGCTAAGATTAAAGAAGCTGCAGCAGAAATTCAAAGGGGTATGAAAGATCTTGCCGAAGAAAATGACGCATGCGCTGTACAGTTAACTGAATGCCAAGATAATATGAAAGAGTTAGTTGCTAAGCAAAGACAAATAAACTCTAATAACGATAAGATTAATTTAATTCAAAAAGAGATTGAAAAGATCCAAAAAGAAATTACAAATTTATTACAATCGTCAGGAGATATAAAAACCGCTAAAGATGAACTTGAAACTCTTCGCGATGGTAAAGACACAATGACCGAGAAAAAACTAGAATATGTAGAAGAGCGCACGTACAATGAAGTTATAGGCGAGATGTTGAAAGATACGGGCATAAAAACGAAGGTTATTAAGCAGTATCTTCCAGTTATGAATAGGCTTATCAATCAATACTTACAAGTGCTAGACTTCTTTGTTGCATTCCATCTAGATGAAAACTTCACAGAGACTATTAGATCGCGTCATAGAGATGCATTTAACTATGCATCATTTAGTGAAGGTGAAAAGCAAAGAATTGACCTATCACTATTGTTTACGTGGAGACAGATTGCTAAGATGAAAAATTCTGCATCTACTAATTTACTCATTCTAGACGAAACCTTTGATTCTTCATTAGATCATGATGGTATTGACAATCTAACAAAAATACTAAATACGTTAGAAGATGGCACTAATGTCTTTATTATATCGCATAAAGGTGACATTTTAGAGAATAAGTTTAGATCTAAGATCGAGTTTATCAAAGAAAGAAACTTCTCTAAGATTAAGTAATTTCGAGTCCTTATTCCGAAAAGTTATAAGCTTATAATAAATACGTATAAAAAATATATACTTTTTTTTAAAAAAAGTGTGTACAAACACCTCAAAACTTAGTATAATGGTACCATATTAAAGATAAGGAGTTAATATGTACGACAATTCAAGCTTACCCAAACTACTGGCGAAAGAGAATATCTCTATTCGTCACGGCAACTATCAAACCCCTTGGTTTGACATCAAGAACCGTGTTCTCGGTCTTCCTCTCTGGAAGGATATGGGTAAAGACGTTTATGATCTATTTGTTGGTCATGAAGTTGGTCATGCATTAGAAACTCCATATGAAGGATGGCACGACAGCCCTGAGAAACTTCAAGGCTGTCCACGTTCTTATATTAACGTTATTGAAGATGCTAGAATCGAAAGAAAAATCAAAGCTAGATATCCTGGTTTAGTTGGTCCTTTTAGTAGAGCTTATGCTACACTATATGATGACAACTTCTTTTCTACTGATGATCTAGATCTTACAAAACTTAGAATCATTGATAAAATTAATCTTCAAGCTAAAGTTGGTGTTCACGTTGATATCGACTTCAACGACGAAGAACAAGTGTTTATGGATAGAGCAATGTCGACTAATGACTTTCAAGAAGTCTTAGAATTAGTTAAAGACATTGTTGAGTATGATAAGCAATTCGATGACGAAGATGAAGAACCAAATACTCCTGAAGATGATAATGAAGAGCAACTTGACGAGCCTCAGTTCAATGATGATAGCAACGACGGTCAAGGAGATAACGAGTCAGAAAAAGAAGACGAAACTCCAAACTCATCAGGAGATGATGACGACGACGAAGAAGAAGAGTCGGAAGAAGAACAAGAAGTTTCTGCTTCTAAAGGAGCTGACGGTAAAGTTTCTATTACTGACGAAGCTTTTAGAAATAACGAAAGTTCTTTACTTGACACAAACGAAAATGGACAACAAACTCTAACTTTGTCTGACATTAATAAAGAAATAAGAAAAAGAATTGTTATTGACAACAAAACTCTACAAGAAGAAAGAGATTATAAGATCGAAAACGCTGCAGATTACGTTAAAGACAGTATTGCTATGGCAATGGCTGAATATGGTTCATATATGAAAAGCGCAAACAGATCTGTTGCAGTCGCTGTAAAAGAGTTTGAAATGAGAAAAGCTGCGGTTCAATGGCAAAAAGCTTCAACCGCAAAGACAGGAATTATTGACGTTAATAAATTGTTTTCTTATAAAACAAATGACGATATATTCTTGCAAACGACAAGACTACACGATGCTAAGAATCACGGAATGATGATGCTTATCGATTATTCTGGATCTATGTCTGAGTCACTTCAACATGTACTAGATCAATTAATTCACTTAGTGCTATTTTGTAAAAAGGTAAATATTCCTTTTGAGGTCTATGCTTTTACTACTACAAATCAATCAATCGATTCTTGGGACTTAAGAGATCAAGGTTTACTGTTTGATGGAGACTTAGATTTAGATAATCTCTCAATGCCATTGTTAATTTCGTCAAAGCTTAAAAAGCCAGACTTTGAAAAAGCACTTACTTCTTTATACTTAAGATCGAAAATTGGTGGTTGGAGTGGTAGAGACATCATCTCTAATCACGAAGATTGGGGTTCTACTCCACTAGATCAAGCTTTAATTATGTCACATCATCTAGTTAAAGAATTTAAATCTAAGAATCAAGTAGAAAAAATGAATCTAGTTGTGTTCTCTGACGGAGAATCAAATGGAATAAGAGGTTACTCTGACAACTCTATTGATAAAGTTCCGACTAATCATGGTTATAGTTCGATCAACATAATGGTTGACGGCAAACTAGTTAAAGCCGAAGGTAGAAAATATACAACAAAGGCATTACTTGAAAACCTAAGATCAAGATACAACATTAACTGTATCGGATTCTTTATGGCTGATAACAATAGAATGTTCAACAATAAAGTTGATGATATCGTCGGTGTGACTTGGGCTGAAGATTCTAGGAGAGAAGCTCAAAAAGAGTATAGAAAAAATAAGTGTGTTGTTAGAACAAATGCATTAGGATACAACGAGTTTTACTTGATCAAAGGCGGAAATCAACTTGCGACTGACGACGACGAATTTGATGTGAATTCAGACCAAACTAGAGGTCAAATGGCAAGCGCGTTTAAAAAGTACTCAAAGAGTAAGAAGCAAAACAAGGTTCTTATGACCACTTTCGGTAGAGCAGTTGCATAATACTGCTAAAAAATATATACTTTTTTTCAAAAAAGTGTGTACAAAGCCGCTGAAACTTGGTATAATATAACCTGAATTAATAATTGATAAGGAACTACATTATGAAAGATATGAAAATCTCAACACAAAATATTTTAAAAGAACTGGCTAAGAATTATCCAGATCAAACTTCGTTTAGAAAGAACGTAATTGAAACCACGGCGAAATCCATGGGTTATACAGGAAAAGACTTTTATCCTATGCTTACTGCAGAAAATAGAGTCAAGATCGGTACTTATGACTTAAGTGCTTTACTACAAACCGTAGAGGTAGATAATAACGTGATTGACATCGCTCCTGCAGCTAAGATGCAGTCCATTGTAAATGAAGAAAAAACCTTTGCGAAAGCGGATCCTACGTTTGTTCCTTGGGGAGCATTCCACGATCTAGTAAAAATGATTAAATCAGAAATGTTCTATCCTGTTTACGTTTCAGGACTGTCTGGTAACGGTAAAACGTTTATGGTAGAACAAGCATGTTCAAAACTTAATAGGGAGTTCATACGTGTTCAAATTAATCCGGAAACAGATGAAGACGATTTGCTTGGAGGTTTCAGACTTATCAATGGAGAAACTGTCTTCTCTAAAGGTCCTGTTCTTAAAGCGATGGAAAACGGTGCAATCTTATTGCTCGACGAAATTGATAGAGCTACAAATAAAATTATGTGTCTACAAGGCATACTTGAAGGTAAACCTGTTCTTGTTAAAAAGACGGGTGAGACAATCTCTCCTGCGCCTGGCTTCAATGTTATAGCGACTGCTAATACAAAAGGTAAAGGTTCAGAAGACGGTAGGTTTACTGCTGCTTCGATCATTGATGAAGCTTTCTTAGAAAGGTTTACAGTTGCGATCGATCAGAAGTTTCCATCTCCTTCAATCGAAACTAAAATTCTTAACAATCACATGTCTAAGTTCGGAGCTGAAGATGCCGACTTTGTAGAAAAGCTAATTACTTGGGCTGACATTATCAGAAAGACTTTCTATGATGATGGTGTTGACGAAGTTATTTCAACTAGAAGGCTTTGTCATATTGCTCAAACATTCTCTATCTTTAAGAATAGAGCAAAGGCGATCGATCTATGTATCGCTAGGTTTGACGAAGACACTAAGTCAGCTTTCTTAGATCTCTACAGCAAAGTTGATGCTGGAGTCGAAACCTTAGATACAGCAGAGGATAACTATGGCGAAACAGCATAAACCCGATTATAAATTTAACGAAGGAGCTCTCATCGCAGAGCTCCACGCTTATATAGATTCTACTTACGGAGCACATTACGGTCAAGGAGGACTTCAATCATCTGAAGTAATAGTTGATAGAGGACATGGACTTGGATTTTTTCTAGGAAATGTCGATAAATATAATGCTCGGTATGGCAAGAAGGGAACTCCAGAAGATCACAGAAAAGATCTTATGAAGGTCTTACACTACGGATTGCTTGCGCTCTACGAGCATGATCGATTAAATAAAAAATAACTATGTACAAACACGTTAAAATGTGGTATAATAGAGGTAATAAATTAAAAAAGGTAAATTATGAAAATATCAAGTGAAACAATTAGTATCCTAAAAAACTTTTCGGGTATTAATGCAAATCTAGTCTTTAAACCTGGAAAGGAACTGAAGACTATTTCGGAAGCAAAAACTATTATGGCAACCGCATCAATCCTAGAGGACTTTCCTGTGGAATTTGGTGTGTACGATCTTAACGAGTTTTTGTCGTTGTATAATCTTATGGAAGATCCTACATTAGAATTTAGTGATAAGTATCTCACTATCTCAGATGGATCACAAAAGATTAAATATTATTATTCTGAAGTCGATATCCTTACACAACCAAGTAAAGATATCAACATGCCAGAGTGTGAAGTTGTGTTGGATTTATCAATGGAAAACCTCCAGAAGATTCAAAAAGCAGCCGCTGTACTCGGACATTCGGAACTGAGTTTTATTGGTGATGGTAATAGCGTTGTCGCATCTGTATTTAATGAGAAAGATTCTACTGCAAATACATTTGATATCGACCTAGGTATTGGCACCAGTGAGACTTTTAATTATGTCTTTAGTATTTCTAATTTAAAAATGCTACAAGGCGATTATAAAGTATCGATTTCATCTAGGCTCATTTCTAATTGGAGAAATGCTGATAATCCTTTAGATTATTTTATCGCTTTAGAGAAATCATCAAGTTTCGGTGTATAAATAAATATGCACAGAAAAAATTCTCATAATATTATGAGGATAATACGAGAAGATGCCGGATTGGCCGGGTCTCTCATAATTAGTCTACTTTGCAAAGGAGAAGAAAATGACTGAAGAAGTAAACGCACCTGAAGGTGCACAAGAGGAGCAAAAGGCTCCTAACCTGTCTCTACAAGACATCGCAACTTTTGTACAGATTATCGATATCTGTTCTAAAAGAGGTGGTTTTGAAGGTCAGGAAATGGAAGCTGTCGGCGGACTCAGAAACAGAACTGTTGCATTTCTAAATGCGGCATCTGCTGAGCAAGGCCAAGAAGCTCCAGAAGGCATGGTCCCAGCTGGCGACGATTTGCCTGAAACAGTTGAAGCTGAAGAAGCTTAATTGTCTTAGCTTAATGCGGGGGTAGCTCCCCCGCGCACTATTTAAATTTTTATTATGAAGGATATATTATGGATCGCAATGAAGTTTCGCGTCTTATTGACGCACTTAAAAAAGGTACTGTAACGGTCACCTTTCAGAAAATTGACTCTGACGAAATACGAGTCATGCCCTGCACTCTCAACCCTACTGTACTACAAGCGCACGGAATGAAATCCGTGATTGAAAGCGTTAGTCCTGAAACCGAGCACATTGCTGCATGGTCTCTAGACAAAGAAGCGTGGAGATCATTTCGCGTTAACACAGTTATTGGTTGGGAGGTACTATAATGTCAGAATTTCTTTGGGTTGAAAAATATCGTCCACAAAAAATTCAAGACTGCATTTTACCAAAATCAATCAAGAAAACTTTTGAAGATATTGTTAAAGGAGGTGACCTACACAATATGCTTCTTACCGGAACAGCCGGCCTGGGTAAAACAACAGTCGCGAAAGCTTTATGTAACGAACTTGAACTAGATTATCTTCTGATCAATGGATCCGAAGAATCTGGCATTGATACTCTGCGCAACAAGATCAAACAATTTGCATCTACAGTTTCACTTCAAGGTGGCTACAAAGTAGTTATTTTGGATGAAGCAGATTATCTTAACGCTCAATCAACGCAACCTGCATTACGTGGTTTTATTGAAGAGTTCTCAAATAACTGTCGATTTATATTGACATGTAATTTCAAGAACAGAATCATTGAACCCTTGCATTCGCGTTGTACTACCATTGAGTTTAACGTTTCTAAGAAAGATTCAGTTCCACTTTGTGGACAATTTCTCAAACGTTGTACATCAATCCTAACGGACGAAGGTATATCATTTGATGAAAAGGTAGTTGCTGAACTTATTATGAAACACATGCCTGATTGGCGTAAAGTTCTAAATGAACTTCAACGTTACAGTAGTAGCGGTACTATTGATACAGGCATTTTAGTATCTTTATCGGAAGTCTCTCTTAATGATCTTATGATTCACTTAAAAGAGAAAAACTTTAAAGGTATGCGTCAGTGGGTAAGTAATAATATTGATTCTGAACCTGCAGCAATTTATCGTAAAATTTATGATAATATGAATGACTATATTGATCCTCAGAGTATACCACAATTGGTACTTATTCTAGCGGATTATCAATACAAGAATTCTTTTGTTGCAGATCACGAATTAAATACTGTTGCTTGTCTTACTGAGGTAATGGCGGGGGTTCGTTTCAAATGAACCCCTTCGATTATCTAAACGCAATTAATGTAACAAAAAAGGATATAATGGTTGATGATGTTTCTGAAAAAGCATATGCTCCATTTATGGTAAATCGTGGTCTTTCTTATTTTCCTGACACTGTTCTTTTCGCTAATGAGATGAATGTAAATCATCATATTGATCATCGTCTTCAATTTGATTTTTTTATAAATATAATTAACAAGAAGAAAAGATTTTCTAAATGGGCCAAACCCATTGATATAGAAAATTTAGAATTAGTAAAAGAATATTATGGATATAGTAATGAAAAAGCTAAATCTGTATTGTCATTATTAACTAATGATGAAATTAACGAATTGAAATTAAGGATTTATAAAGGTGGAAAACGAAAATAATATTGAAGTCCAGTGGACTCCTGCTTCTATGTTGGAGATCACGCTTAACGAACCAGACGATTTTCTAAAAATCAGAGAAACATTAACACGTATTGGTGTAGCGTCTAGAAAAGATCAAAAGCTATATCAATCATGTCATATACTGCATAAACAGGGAAGGTACTTTATTGTACACTTTAAAGAGTTATTCCTACTAGATGGGAAACCTTCAAACCTATTACTAAACGACATTCAACGTAGAAATACAATTGCTACGTTATTGGCAGACTGGGGGCTTATTACTTTTGTTAGCTCTGAACAAGCTAAAGATATTGCACCGTTAAGGCAGATTAAAGTTATTCCATATAAGGAAAAAACACAATGGCAACTATGTCCTAAATATAATATAGGAAATAGTAACAATGGAGAAAAAACTTAAACAATATTGGAAACAATTTCATAAATTTATGAAGTGCGGCAGAATTAATAAAGTCGTTAATAAATGTTTCTAAAGTAACAGTGAAAGCTGTATAAATAAATGTGGATGCCGAATTGGTCGGGTCCACATATTAACCTTGCTATATATAGGAGGAAACTAAAATGGTAAGAAGTACTATGAACGTACCACGTTCACTTTTCATTGGATTTGATCCAATATTAAACGAGCTTGAAAGAATCCACTCAGCTGGAAGATCTCAAGATAACTATCCCCCACACAACGTTGTGAAGATCGATAATGATAACTTCAATATCGAGCTCGCTGTTGCAGGATTTTCGGAAGAAGACATTTCTGTAGAAGTAAAGGATGGTATTCTATTAATTAAAGGTCAACAAAGTGATGATGATCGTGAATACGCACACAAAGGTATCTCGTCCCGCAAATTTGAGAAGTCCTTCCGACTCTCAGAATTTGTCGTAATAGATGGGGCCGATCTCGTGAACGGCATACTTGTGGTGAATGCCAGAGTTGAAGTTCCAGAAGAGAGGCGTCCTAGGAAGATCGAAATCGGGTCTGCTGGGGCATCAAAGAAGAAGGAATTTATCCAAGATTAATTCCGGTGAGCAGCGAATACCCAGTGGATTGTAATAATCAATTTACTGGAGTCTAACTATGGGTTACATACGTAAACACAAGGAAGGCATTAGATCTGGATTCGAATTAATGTTTATTATGGCTGGAATACTTTCTGTATCTCCACTGATAATTTACTTTCAAATGAATTCATTCTAAAGTCTACCTATCCGAGGGAGGGTAAAATCTCCCTCAACTTTTTATGTACAATGTGTTTAAATTATGATATAATATGTACATATAAATTTGATATGGCTATACTATGAACATAAAATTCTATACAAACGTTTCTCGATACGGCAACTCGCTAATGTATCGTGGTTATAAAAACGGCAAAAAGATTCAAACAAAAATTAAATATCAACCTACTTATTTTGTAAGTACGGCCAAACCGTCTGCGTGGAAATCGCTAGATGGTAATAACGTATCACCAATTAAATTCGAATCTATGCGTGATGCAAAAGAATGGCTAAAGGTGAACGAGCATGTTGTTGGTAGACATATCTACGGAAACAACAAACACATTCCAGCTTTTATCAATGATGAATTTCCAGGTGAAATTAAATTTGATAGAAATCTAATTAACGTAACAACGATCGATATCGAGGTTCAATCCGACGCAGGATTTCCTGAACCAGAACACGCAGCGCATGAAGTTACTGCTATCTGTATGAAAAACAATATTGATAATACATTCTACGTATGGGGTTTAAAAGACTATGATGTAGAATCTTCGATCATGCAAGAAAACAGAGTTGTCTATAAGAAGTGCGCAACAGAATCTGAACTACTACTTGAGTTTATTGCGCATTGGTCTTTACCTTCACATTGTCCAGATGTTATTACGGGTTGGAACTCTCGATTCTTTGATATGCCATATCTGATTAATCGTATCATTAAAATACATGGCGAAGATATAGTTCGTAGAATATCTCCATGGGGATTACTAGATCGACGTGATGTAACAACAATGCAACGTAAACAAATTGCATATGATATTCAAGGCATTGCTCAAATGGATTACCTTGATTTATTTCGTAAGTTTGGTTATTCCTATGGTCCACAAGAATCTTATAAACTTGATCATATTGCTTCAGTTGTACTTGGTGAGAAAAAGCTAAGCTATGAAGAACACGGTAACTTGCATACGCTTTATAAGCATGATCATCAAAAGTTTATCGACTATAATATTAAAGACGTAGATCTTGTCGATCGCTTCGAGGATAAGATGGGACTTATTACTCTAGCACTTACTATGGCGTATCGTGGTGGTGTAAACTACAGCGATGTTATGGGTACTACTGCAATATGGGATGCTATCATATTCCGAAATCTATATTCTAATAATGTAATTATTCCGTTTGGAGAAGAAAAGTTTAAAACCCCATATCCTGGTGGTTATGTGAAAGATCCACATGTTGGAATGCACGAATGGGTTGTTTCTTTTGATCTTAATTCCCTGTATCCGTCTATTATTATGCAGTACAATATGTCACCAGAAACAATTATATCTGGTAAAGTTGCTAACGTAAATGTAGACAATATACTTACTGGAGAACTTAAACCGCGGCTCGAACAAGGCGAATGCGCTTCGGCTTCAGGTCAATACTTTAAAACAGATGAACAAGGTATCTTACCTAAAATTATTGACGAAATGTATAGTGAGCGTGTTGTCATTAAAAAGCAAATGATTAATTCACAACGAGAACTTGAAAGGATAGACAAAAATGATAAACAAGAATTATACCGAGTACAGCGTGATATCGCTATCGCAGAAAATCAACAAATGTCTATTAAGATCCTTCTTAATTCTCTTTATGGTGCTTTGGGCAACAAGTACTTTAGATTCTTCGATCAGCGAATCGCAGAAGGAATTACGCTTACTGGACAGCTTACAATACGATGGGCTGAAAAAGCAATTAATAATTACCTCAACTCAGTGCTTAAAACAAAGAAAGACTACGTCCTTGCTATTGATACCGACTCGGTGTATGTATGCTTAGACGATCTTGTATCTGCAGTAAATCCTAAAAACCCATTAGAATTTGTCGATACAGTTTGCAAAGAAAAGCTTGAAGACGTCCTAGAAAAATCTTATGGTGAATTGTTTGACATTATGGGTGGTATCGAAAATCGTATGGTAATGAAACGTGAAGCTATTGCCGACCGTGGTATATGGACTGCCAAAAAGCGGTATATCCTAAACGTGCTTGACAATGAAGGAGTACGTTATGCCGAACCTAAACTTAAGATTATGGGTATCGAAGCTATTAAGTCTTCTACTCCGGCTCCTTGTCGAGAAGCTCTAAAAGAAATATTTAAAACAATTATCGGTGGTACTGAACGTGATGTTCAAGGTAATATTGAATCATTCAGAACATATTTTAAAACATTATCACCAGATCAGATTGCATTCCCTCGAGGTATTACAAATCTGACACAATTCAGAGATAAGCAAACTGTATACAAAAAAGGTACTCCGATTCATGCACGTGGCGGAATACTGTATAACAAAATGCTTAAAGATCTTTCATTAGATAAACAATACAACAAAATTCAGAATGGCGAGAAAATTAAATTCATATATCTCAGAACGCCAAATCATATCAAAGAGAATGTCATATCATTCCTTGACTATTTGCCGGAAGAGTTTGGATTGCATCGTTATATTGATTATGATACTCAGTTCAATAAAACCTTCCTTGATGTTATTGATCCGATACTATCAGCAGTTGGATGGAATTCAAAAGAAGTTGCAACACTCGACGAATTCTTTTAAAAAAAGTATGTACATTACATCTAAACTATGGTATAATATACCACATATAGGAGAAATAAATGAAAATAGTTAGACTAACAACAGGTGACGAAGTTATCTGTAATGTTGAAGAAACCGAAAACACTATTGCTATGACAGATGCGTTTTCTATGATAGCTACCGAGCCAGGAAAAATCGGATTTATTCCGTTTATGGCTTATGCTAAAAATGAAGAATTTATTGTTGATAAGCAATTTGTAGTTATGATTTTAGATCCGGTCGAAGAAATCGTAGATCAAATTAGATCTATGACGAGCGGAATCGTTACACCACCAAAACAGGGAATTATAGTATGAGCACCGACTGGGTAAATGACATTGAAGTCATGCAGGATAAGTTTGAAACTCTTGAATGGGTTTTTAACAATAAAGAAAACAAAGACAAGCTAAAAGCTTTTCTTAAATTCAGAATTGATTTTCTACAAGAAGAACTTGATGAAACTAAGAAGGCATATGAAACTATGGACGGTGAAGAAATCGTTGATGGTTTAATCGATTTATGTGTTGTTGCAATTGGAACCTTAGATGCTTTTGGCGTGGATGCGTACAAAGCATGGGATGAAGTTCTTAAAGCAAATATGTCAAAAAATGTTGGCGTTAAAGAAGGCCGACCTAATCCGTTGGGACTTCCCGATCTTATGAAACCTGAAGGTTGGACAGCTCCATCACACGAAGGTAACCATGGTATCTTTGACGATCTTTGATAGTATATACGATAACAAGACAGTAAAACGTGTTGACTATAATTCGTTTGACGACTTTGAGAAAGTATTATACAAACTAGCAGCAAGCGATAAGTATCAGAAAAAAGCTGATGCTCCCCTAATATCACCTGCTACATATCAACCCGAAACTACTCGAGCTAATGTAAATGTAACTGGCTGGGGTGGTTTCGGCATTGTTGATGTTGATGATTATGAAGGATCAATCGAAGATATTCATGAAAAGTATTCAGAGTACAAGTATGTCTGTTATTCTACAGCATCATCAACTAAAGAACATCCTAAATTTAGATTAGTATTTCCACTTACAGAATACGTGGAAGCAGATAAAATCAAACACTTTTGGTTTGCACTCAATAAAGAAATAGGAGACATCGCAGATGCCCAAACAAAAGATTTATCCAGAATGTACTACGTCCCAAGTAGATACAAAGGATCTTATAATTTCATATTCTCACACGATGGAGTCACAATGGACCCCAACAAACTTATGGAACAACACAGATATGTCGTACCAAATGAATCGTTTTTCGATAAGTTACCAAACGCGATTAAGGAAGGGCTTATACAACATCGTAAAGAAAGACTCAGTAACACTGACTTTTCATGGACAGGATATCAAGACTGCCCTTTTGTAAATAAAAAGCAAATCTCTGATTATAAGTCTATTACAGGCTCTGGTTGGTATTTACAAATGTACAAGATTATGGTTTCAACCGCAGGTAATGCAATGCAAAGAGGTTATCCGATATCAGCAAAAGAAATTGCATGGATATGTTCAGATTTAGATAACGATACAGGCGGTTGGTATGGTAAAAGAGATATGGTAAAAGAAGCTGAACGTGCCATCGAATTTGTATTTAGGAATAATATATGAAAAAATTAGATAAGTTATTACTTGTTTTTGGCTATATAATAGTATTCACGTATTTTATACTAGCCGCTGGAAAGGCTTATGGATATGACGAAAATGAAACTATGTCTGACAGTAGATATTGTATGGCGCAAAACATTTATTTTGAATCTGCTAATCAGTCATTCGCAGGAAAATTAGCAGTAGCACATGTAGTTACAAACCGAGTAGAAGATTTACAATTTCCAAATTCTGTTTGTGGCGTAATATATCAGTCGAAGACTAGGATTAATTGGAAAGGTAATGAGGTTCCAATTAGAAATCAATGTCAATTCAGCTGGTATTGTGACGGAAAATCTGATGAACCGGTAGATTCTGTTACGTGGATTAAGTCGCTTTATATTGCGGACTTAGTTTTGACTGGTAAATATAAAGATATTACAGAAGGCGCTTTGTGGTATCATGCAGATTACATCTATCCGTATTGGGCAGATGAATTAGAAATAGTAACACAAATTGACAATCACATATTTTACAAATAGGAGGAATAATGTATAGGTATAAAGTGTATGTAACAAGAATAGTAGATGGAGATACGGTCGACGTAGATGTTGATTTAGGTTTCAGCACTATTCTTAAAAAGCAAAGAGTTAGAATGATGGGTATTGATACACCAGAATCTAGGACTCGTGATTTAGAAGAAAAATTTTACGGTAAACAGAGTAAGGCTCACTTAGAATCAATCTTATCTGAAGGTGATGTGCAATTACAGTCGCACGGCAAAGGTAAGTTTGGTAGAATTTTAGGAGAACTATTTGTTGGAGATAGTTCATACAGTATTAATCAACAAATGATTGACGAACACCATGCTGTTCCATATTTCGGTCAATCAAAAGATGATACTGAAAAAGGACATTTGTGGAATAGAGCAGCATTAAACGAGCAAGGTATCGTTTATGAAGGTTCATAAGTCAGACATAATTACTGAATTCAATGGAATATATTCTGGAATTCCTACTTCAGAATTCATTGCTAAAAGAGATAAACACGTCGCTAAGACTCGTGATAATAGCGAGCTAAATAAATATCGCAGATGGGATTCAGAATTTCCAGAAAATGATATCATAAATCATCGCGATGATCTTACACTATATGAAGGTATTGCGTATGATAATGTACATGAAAAATACGGCAATATTGATTTTAAAATGTTTGCTAAGATCGGAGTTAAAATCAATTACTATCCGCAAGAACAAGTACTACTAGGTAATATAGATCACTTTCTTATTTGGAAATGGGTAGAACAATGGTCAAATCCATTAAGAGAAGGCGAAGAATATTCTTACGAAATACTTGGAATGATTGATGCTCATAAAGCGGTTAACGCGTTACGCGTCGGCAAATCGTTTCCAGGTAAAGATCCAGATTACAGGTTTAATTTCCCATTAAATTAATGAAAAAAACTGTGTACAAACACCTCACACTGTGTTATAATAACCATATTAAAATTAAAAAGGCATTACTATGAAATTTGATGAAGGCAAAGCTCCATTAGCTTTAATTCCACCAGAAGCATTATTAGAAATCGCAGAAGTATTCGGCTTCGGCGCAGAAAAGTATGGCGTAAACAACTGGCGTGATGATGGTGATTCAACCAGTAAGCTACGAACTTATTCTTCAATACAACGACATCTTAACGCATGGCATGCAGGCGAAGATCTAGATCCAGAATCTGGTAAAACACATTTATCCCATGCCGCAACACAACTAATGATTCTGATGATGCACTGTATGGAGCATCCGGAACTTGACGATAGGTACAAAAAATGATTTATATAAACGCAATTAGAGAACACTTCAAACAGGAACTAGCAAATGAAAATTTTGTTATAGATCGTAATGGCGGTAAGACTATCGAATTGTTAGGTGCATCATTCCATGCATCGGAGCCTGCAATATTTGGTAAACCAAATGAAGAATATATTAAAGCGGAAATTGAATGGTATGAGTCACAGTCGACAAACATTAACGACATCTACAGGACAAAAAGTAGTCATGTTGGTTTAAGAAAGGCAACACCTGCCGCATGGGTAATGACCGCAAATGATCATGGTGAAATTAATTCAAACTATGGTCATCTTATTTTCAGTGACAAGTATCACAATCAATTTGATCAAGTTGTAAATGAGTTACGTAAAAATAAAGATTCTCGTAGAGCATCAATGGTATATCAACGCCCATCAATTTGGCTTGAATACAATGATCAAGGTAAAAACGATTTTATTTGCACTAATTCAGTTACGTATTATATTCGCGATAATGTTTTACACTGTGTAGTTCAAATGCGTTCTAACGATGTTATATTCGGATACCGTAATGATTATGCATGGCAAGAGTACGTGTTATGCGAACTAGCAGACGAACTTGGTGTTGATGATGGTGAAATATATTGGCAAGTGCAGAACCTTCATGTTTATGAACGTCATTTTGATTTGGTGAAGTAATGAGCTGGGATAGTGCAAAAACTTATAAATGGGATAAACGCTATTTAGCTTTAGCAGAACATATCTCGACCTGGTCAAAAGATCCATCAAAGAAGATTGGTGCTGTGGCCGTTGGTGAAAAGGGACAAGTATTGGCTCAAGGTTATAATGGATTCCCTCGAGGAATCGATGATCAAGAATCAATGTACGAAAATAAAGTTATTAAATATCAGCATGTTGTTCATGCAGAGATG